AGCAGGCGACATTGTAGAAATAGTTACAATAACAAATTTAAATTCAACTAATACATATACTCAGTCTGAGATTGATAATATTGTTACAACTCAAGTAAATAATTTAATTGCCAATGCCCCATCTGCCCTAAATACACTTGATGAATTAGCGGCAGCATTAGGCGATGATGCAAGTTTTGCAACAACAGTTACTACATCTTTGGCTGGTAAAAAGAATGAAACATCTTCATCAATATCAACAAATACAAATTTAGCGGCGGGAGTCAGATATTTTGTAACATCTGCTTCTGCTCTTACTCTAACATTACCCTCATCCCCTTCAGTAAATGATCAAATAGATATATTTGATGCTTCTGGAAACGCTTCGACGTATAATATAACTGTGGCCCGTAACGCCAAGTTAATTAATGGTAATGCGGGAAATCTAATTATTGACGTAAACGGCGGATGGTTTACTCTTGTCTTTACAGGTAATACATATGGATGGAAGGTAGCATAATGGCCGATTTAAGAGCATCAGGATTAGGTGGGGTTCCAAAAGGAGCAACCGCAGATAGACCATCATCTCCATCAGTTGGCGACGTATTTTATAATGGCGATTTAGGTTACATGGAAATGTATACCGCTCAGGGATGGTTTGCATCTTCACCAGTTCTTCCAGGACAGCCTACTTCAGTAGTTGCAACAAACTCAGCAAGTGGACGGGCATTTAATAATGGTAGAGCATCTGTAGCATTTAACGTTGGAACTAATGGCGGGCTTCCAACATCATTTACAGTCACATCTTCTCCAGGATCATATACAGCATCTGGATCAACTTCTCCAATATTAGTTACAGGACTTCAATCAAATACTTCTTATACATATACAGCTACAGCAACTAATAACTTTGGCACATCTGCTGCCTCATCTGCGAGTAGCGCAATAACTGCAACTACTGTGCCTGCGGCACCAAGCGTAAGCGCTGTTAGAGCAAGTCAATCTGCTATAATTACAATTACACCAGGAGCTACTGGAGGATCTGCAATAACAGGATATTCAATTGTTTCAAGCCCAGTTACAACAACTCAGACAACATCAAGTACAACTTATACTTTTACAGGACTTACAGACGGCACAGCATATACCTTTACTGCAACAGCAACAAATGCAAATGGAACATCAGCAGCAAGTTCTGCAAGTAGTTCTGTTACTCCAACAAGTGTTATAACTGCTGATTACTTAGTTGTCGCAGGCGGCGGAGGTTCTGGATGGTATCAAAACGCATCAGGCGGCGGAGGTGCAGGTGGACTTCGTTCAACCGTATCTGCAACAGGAGGTGGAGGAAGTTTAGAATCTCCATTGGCTCTTAGCCCTTCAACTACTTATACAGTAACCGTTGGTGGAGGTGGAGTTGGTTCTAGTACTAGCAATTCCGTTCCAGGAACCAATGGCATTGATTCAACATTTTCAACAATTACCTCAATAGGAGGTGGAAGAGGCGGAAGCTGGAACGGATTTTCTCCCAATATTGGAGGATCAGGCGGCGGAGGCTGGGCTATTGATTCTACCCCTGCAACAACAACTTCAGGTGCTGCTGGTACAACAAATCAAGGATACGCTGGTGGATCATCAGCAATTTACAATGGTTTTGGTTGGGGCGGAGGCGGCGGAGGTGCTGGAGCAGTAGGTAAAAATGGCGGCGTTGCAGATAAAGGAGTAGGTGGTGTAGGTGTTGCTGTTGCAATAACTGGAACATCTACATACTATGCAGGCGGCGGAGGCGGCGGGCAAGATGGTCGTTCAACAGCTCAAACAGGCAATATTGGTGGATTAGGTGGTGGTGGCAATGGAACTAATTCTACACAATCTGGTACAAATGGAACTGCAAATACGGGTGGTGGTGCAGGTGGTCCTTCCGCTGGTGTTGTTGCTACTATGTTTTCTGGTGGTTCAGGTGTTGTAGTTATTAGAACAGACTTAGCAGCAACTGCTACAACAGGTTCCCCAATTGCAACAACTTCAGGATCTTACTATATTTATCAATTTAACAATACAGGAAGTATAACCTTCTAATGTCTAGAATCAGAGATATAGCAAACTTATTCAGCGCAAATACGTCGGCAGCGACGGATTCAGAAGTATCTGCTGCTATCTCTGCACATAACTCTTCAACAACAACAGTACATGGTATTTCTGATACTGCCGCCCTTGCTACATCTACATCAGTTGCATCAGATATTTCAACACATAATACAACAGCAAATGGACATGTTAAAAGAGGCAATACTGCTTCTCGTCCCGCTTCACCTACAACTGGTGATATATATATGAATACACAATTAGGATATCCAGAATTTTATGACGGAACAGTATGGATTCCAATTGGAGCAGATCCAACTGCTCCATCATCTGTGGTTGCTACAAACTCAGGAACTGGGCGGGCATTCAATAATGGTCAAGCATCTGTTGCATTTACAGCAGGAACAGTACCAGGATCTAGTTATACAGTAACATCTTCCCCAGGTTCTTATTATAATACTGGTGCATCATCTCCAATCCTTGTATCAGGATTGCAATCAAATACATCTTATACTTTTACTGCCACCGCATCAAATGTTTATGGCACGTCTGTTGCCTCATCTGAGAGTAGCGCAATTACTGCAACTACTGTGCCACAGGCACCAAGTATTTCTGCAGCAGCAGGAGATGAACAAGCAACAATTACAATTACACCTGGAGCAACTGGTGGATCATCAATTACAGGATACTCAATTGTTTCAAATCCTGCAACTACAACTCAAACAGCTACATCGTCTCCATACACATTTACAGGATTAACAAATGGAACAGCATATACTTTTACAGCAACTGCAACAAATACTAATGGAACATCTGCAGCAAGTACTGCAACTAGTAGCATTACTCCAGCTTTAGCAGTAGCCGTTACAGATTATTTAATAGTAGCAGGAGGCGGCGGTGGATCATCTGGCGGCGGCGGAGCAGGTGGATTTAGAACATCTGCTGGAACATCAGGAAGAAATTCTACTGCAGAAACTACACTTTCTCTTAATAGATTTACATCTTATACTATAACAGTTGGTGGCGGAGGAGTAGGTGGAATTCAAAATACTTTTCCAACAAACGGAGTAGACTCAAGTATATCTGGTAGTGGATTAACAACTATAACTTCAATTGGTGGCGGCAAAGGAGGCAAACAGTCAGTTAATGGACAAGAAGGTAATGGTGGTTCTGGCGGCGGCGGAGGAAGAAATACTACAAGCAAAGGAACTGGTACGGCTGGTCAAGGATATGATGGTGGAACTGGTGTTCAATCTGGAGGTTATAATGCTGGTGGTGGCGGAGGTGCTGGTGCAGTAGGACAAAATTCTCCTACTAGTGGAGCTGGATATGGTGGTTCTGGACTCGCATCTTCAATAACTGCTTCTTCTATTATTTATGCAGGTGGCGGTGGTGGATCTGCTGAAGGAGGAGGAACAGGTGGTGCAGGTGGTTCTGGTGGCGGAGGTGCTGGAGGAAATTCAGGAGGCAGTGTTGGTTCTTCAGGAACTTCAAACCTTGGCGGTGGTGGAGGCGGCGGGTATAATCAAGGAGATTATGGATTTGGCGGTAATGGCGGTTCAGGAATAATAGTACTTCGTTCAGACAGAGCTGCAACAGCAACTACTGGTTCTCCAGTTGCAACAACTTCAGGATCTTATTACATATACAAATTTAACAACACAGGGAGCATAACCTTCTAATGGCTAAATTAATAAGAGTATGGGATGGAAGTGCTTGGCAAGAAGTCGGCACCGCTATTCCTAATGGCCTTACAACAGACGGAACCCAAACATTAACTAATAAAACCATATCTGGTGCATCTAATACTTTAACTAATATTGGAAATGCCTCTTTAACAAATTCAGCAATTACCGTTAATGGGTCCGCCGTTTCTTTGGGCGGAAGCGTAACAATTGTTACAGGACCAGCATCTTCTGCGGTATCATCTAATATAACAATGGCGGCTAATAATAATTACTTTGTAAATACTTCAGCGGCAAGAACACTTACTCTTCCTGCCTCCCCTACCCTAGGAGACACCATTGCAATATATGATGCATCAGGGACGGCGGCAACAAACAATATTACAATAGCAAGAAACGGCAGCAATATTAATGGAGTAGCAGATAATGCTATAATTGACGTAGATCAATCAAGTTCAGTATTTATATATACAGGCGCAACAGTTGGGTGGAGGTTCGATTAATGGCAATTAGAAAATCATCAAATTCAGGTATTCCTTTTGGTAATACAGCAAGTCGTCCTGCAAGCCCTGTAATTGGTACAACATACAATAATGGTACTCTAGGTGTTGAAGAAATTTATACTGAATCTGGATGGGTAGCTAAATCTGCACCTGCTGCAATTCCATCATCTGTTGTTGCAACAAATCAGCCTTCAAGTCGGGCATATAATAATGGACAGGCATCTGTTGCATTTTCTAGTGGAGAAGGAGGAGGGTTAATATCAGATTTTATTGTAACTCCGTCTCCCGCAACATCTCCAGCTACTTTTATTGGATCATCTAGTCCAATTACAATAACAGGACTTCAATCTTCACAACAATATACTTACATCGTTCAAGGACGTAATAATTTTGGAACATCGTTATCTTCTGCAGCTTCAGCAGCAGTCACTGCAACTACTGTTCCTCAATCACCAACTATATCTGCAGCTAGCACAACAAATGGTTCTGGTACAGCAACAATTACTATCACACCAGGTGCAACTGGTGGTTCAGCAATTACTCAATATAATATATCTTCTAGTCCAGTAACAACAACACAAACGACTTCAAACACATCTTATACATTTACAGGTTTAACAATTGGCACATCTTACACATTTACTGCAACAGCAACAAATGCAAATGGAACTTCAACTACAAGTTCTTCAAGTAATAGTATTACTCCAAGTGATCCATCAGCCGACTACCTTATTGTCGCTGGCGGCGGTGGTGGAGGTAGCCATATTGGCGGTGGTGGAGGCGGCGGCGGTGTAAGATATGGAACATTTAATAGTACTGCAGGAACAACATATAATATAACAGTTGGTGGAGGCGGAGTAGGTTCAATAGATACTACTGGAACAAACGGAAGTAACGGAGTTAATTCTTCTTTTGCATCAATTACTGCAACTGGAGGAGGTAAGGGTGGATCAGGAATGCAAAATGGATTTTCTGGAGGTTCTGGTGGTGGATCCGCACACGGACCTGGTAGCGGAACTGGAGGTTCTGGAAATGCTGGAAGTTATACTCCAGTAGAAGGTTATTCAGGTGGTAATGGAACACAAGCTGGTTCTCACGCAGGCGGAGGCGGAGGTGGAGCTGGAGGTGCTGGTGGGCATGGAAATTCTGCTGGAATAGGAGGTGCTGGCGGAATTGGAATACAGAATTCAATTCTTGGAACTTCTTATTATTGGGCTGGCGGCGGCGGAGGAACAACTGGAGTTGGTGGAACAAACATAACAGCAGGTAGCGGTGGTCTTGGTGGTGGCGGCGGAGCTTCTATTGAAAATTCTCCAAACACTGCAGGTAGTGGCGGCGGTGGCGCATTGAATTCTGGTGGAAATGGTAGTGCTAGTGGTGCTAGCGGAACTGCTGCTGCAAAAGCTGGAAATGGGGGTCAGTATACAGGGGGTGGCGGAGGTGCAGGTTCACACGTTAGTGGCGACGGTGGCGAAGGAGGATCTGGAATAGTTATAATTTCTTTATTACAAGCAGCCGCATCTACAACTGGATCTCCAATTTTAACAAATCCTAGTGGTAAATATGTTTATAGATTTAACAATAGCGGAAGTATAACAATATAAAATTATGTCTTATCAACTTAAGGTAATCAAAGATTATCCAATTGGATTTTGGCCACTAGATGAATCATCTGGAACAACAGCTTCTGATATTTCAGGATTCGGTAATAATGCCACATATGTAGGATCTCCTGCATCAAATATATTACCAATTATTCCAGGCGGGGTATCAGGAACTAAAATAACCAATACTGCATATATAACAGTACCAACTTCAAAAGACTTTTATGGATCTACAGTTTCAAACGGATTAGGAAACAAATACTCATCAGATAATGACTTTACATTAGAGTTATGGATTAGCCCATCTATTCAATCAACAAATGTTACAACTTTATTTGCAGACACAACAGATGGCATTGGACTATATTGGGAAAAGGGCGATATTGTATTTAAAGTTTCTGCTACAGAACAAATTAGGTGGGCATTAACTTATAGCAAAAAAGCTATGCATATTGTAGGAGTATATTCTGTAAACTCTATTAGCCTATATATTGATGGCACACAGGTCGGACTTAAAACAATAGATGCCAATTTTAAATTTACTAACACATCTTTAGACCTTCAAATTGGACCAACATCTGATGCAGGCGATTCATTTGTTGTAGATGCCCCAGCAGTATATCGATACGGATTAAATGCGGCATCAATTACTAGACATTATAATGATGCTAATTATTACATTCAGCCGATCCATGTTGTTAATCCAGAAGATGGCGTATTGTTCTCTTGCTCAGATAGAACAAAGAAGATAGATTTTAGTTACACATATGGAGTAGATACACCGTGGGACAACTTTGTAAATACAGATACTTACTATGATGATAAAGGAAAATATTTAGCTTTTATTCCAACAACCACCGTCGAATCTAAATCATTTGTAATAAATGACTTTTTGTTTATTCCTATGGAATCAGGGTTTACCGATTCTAAAATTGAATGGCGGAATGAATCGGGAGTAATAGTAGAAACTAGCGTAGATGGAACAAACTACTCGTCTTGCGTAAATGGAGAGGCAATTCCTCAATATAAAAAAGGCGGGTTCGGAACAAACGGACTTCTCTATATTAGAATAACAATGAGCACCACAAATGCCAGCAAATTCCTTCCAAGAATTTCATATTTCTCAATTAGATTCTATAGCCAGTCTAGGATATTTGCCGATAACCATAATAGTTATATTGAATCTAACAATCAATTTGCAATAGGGTCTTTAAATTATTCCCCGATTTTAAGACATTACAATAACGGGATTAGACCAAATTCAACATATGGATTTAAAATCAATACTGGATTAAACATAAATACGGTAGAAATGTTCTTTACTCCAAAAACAACTGGAGCCAATACTTTATTCTATGATCCAGTAACCAGCACGAAGTATGCCTGGAATGGGTCTGGAACGGTTTCTAAGGCCTCTATAAGCGCCTTTTACGTTAATGGGGTAGATAAGACCTCACAGACCAGCATAAGCAATTTCCTGGTCGCTGGAGAGCCTCATCACATAATCCTTGTATTCTCTGCACCAGTTACTGGAAACCTTCAATTTAATTATGAAACAACAGGCGGGCCAGATAATTTATACAACAATATAGCAATATATAATAGATCCCTAACTCAGGCAGATGCGACAACCCACTTTAATTTATATTGTGGAAGACCTTCGACTACAGTAACCGATCCAGTAATGGACCTGACAGAATTAGCCCCAGTGTATTATGATAATGACTGGATAGTGCTACAAAGTATATAATTTTGTCACTTCCCCTGACAAAAAGCTGGACTTAGACCGTAAAGAGTGGTAAAATAAACTTCTATGGATATTGGTAAAGCAAAAACTAAGATTCTGCAAGAAGAATCTACACTAGGAATCTATGTTTGGGAAATGCCAGACGGCAGATGGATTGGAGACGACGATGGGAATTTTCTTTCGATCACGTCCAAAAAAGGAAATAGATCCAGAATCGATGCTCTGGCTAGAGAAGTTCGCTCATACGGTATATATGAAGGCGGGCCTAAATTTCTTTCAGCTCGACGCAAGATTACAGACGAAGAGTACGCAGAACAAGAACAAAGACTTAGGTGGGGACTAGTTCCAGATCCTTTGGATATTGGAAACTATAAAGACGAAATGAAAAATTTGAGGGCAGAGGGACAGTAATGATTAAATACGAAGAAGATGATAACTCACAAGAGATAGCAATATCTAATGTTGCCGACTGGATGAAGTTTAATACTCCAAGAGAGCAAACAAGCACAGACCTATTTAAAGTAAGCGGAGAAGACCTCACAAAAATATCAGGACTAAGTCCTGCATTCCGTCGTAAGATGAGTAGAGAATTGCAAAAGCGTTTTCAAGGTATTGAAGGAACTGAGACACAGCAGAATTTATTAGCACAAGCAATTACTGGCTATGCCATGTTCGATCTTATCGAGCCACCATATAACTTAGATTATCTTTCAACTATCTATGAAATTTCACCATACAACTATGCAGCAATTAATGCTAAGGTTTCAAACATCGTAGGACTTGGCCACGATTTCATTGAGACAAGAAAAACAAACGAAGCATTTGATAATATTACAGACGAGAAAGCATTAGACCGTGCACGTAGAAAGCTAAATAGACTTCGCCAGGATTTATATGATTGGCTAGAACAATGCAACGAAGAAGAAACATTTACAGAAACACTTATTAAGGCCTACACAGATGTTGAAGCAACAGGAAATGGATATATCGAAATCGGCAGAACATCTGCTGGACGAATTGGATATATCGGACATATTCCTGCAAAGACAATGCGTGTGCGTCGCCTTCGTGACGGCTTCATTCAATTACTATACGGCAAGGCAGTATACTTCCGTAACTTTGGAGATCAAGAAACAGAGAACCCAATTGCGGGCGGACTAGATAGACCAAATGAAATTATTCATCTAAAGAAATATACACCAACAAATAACTACTATGGTATTCCAGATATCGTAGCATCTTCAAATGCTATGGCTGGAAACGAGTTTGCTGGAAAGTATAACCTTGACTACTTTGAGAACAAAGCGGTTCCAAGATATATCATCACCGTAAAGGGTGCTAAATTATCAACAGAGTCTGAGCGTAAATTGCTCGAGTTTTTCCAAGTCGGTCTAAGAGGCAAGAACCATAGGTCTCTTTATATTCCACTTCCACCAGACTCACCAGACTCAAAGGTTGAATTTAAGATGGAGCCAATTGAGGCAGGAACTCAAGAGTCTTCATTTAACGTGTATCGTAAATCTAACAGAGATGAAATTCTATTATCTCACCGTGTCCCAATTAATAAGATCGGAACTCCTGAAGGAGTTAATTTGGCAGTTGCAAGAGATGCCGATAAAACATTTAGAGAGCAAGTATGTCGTCCAGCCCAAATGAATTTAGAAAAGAAATTAAATAAAATTATTGAGGAAATGACCGACGCCCTACTCCTTAAATTTAACGAGCTAACTTTGACCGATGAAGATACCCAGTCAAAGATTGATGAGCGATATTTAAGGATGCAAGTAATTACCCCTAATGAGGTAAGAATTAGAATGGGTATGGTCCCATTGGACGGCGGAGACAAAGTCGTTGAATTAAAACCACAGCAACAGGCAGAGGCAAGAGCACAGGCAGGAAAAACCAGAACTAGAGATTCTGAAAGGTCTGCAAATTCCCCAGATATTTCTGGAGAAAGCCGAAATGCTCAGGGCGACGGAAGACAAGTCGACTAACCCTACTCAACTGATTATTTGCCTTATATACAATAACGTTATAAAATTAAGCATATGAATATCGAGAAATCTCTTTGGTCTTCGCATGGCGATAACATCACGTTATCCGTGCCATTTACCAAAGTAAACCGTGAAAAACGCACAGTCTCAGGATTTGCAACACTTGATAATGTTGATCAGACTGGTGATGTAGTCACCTCTGAAGCAAGCATGAAAGCATTCGAAAATTTCCGTGGAAATCTTCGTGAGATGCATCAGCCAGTTGCAGTAGGTAAGATTGTTTCTTTTAAACCAGAAACTTATTACGATCCAGCATCAAAGGAATTTTATAACGGAGTCTATGTAGATGCGTACATTTCAAAGGGCGCTCAAGATACATGGGAAAAAGTTTTAGACGGAACCCTCGCAGGTTTCTCTATCGGCGGAAAGATTATTGAATCAGATAACGAAGTTAATAAGTCAACAGGTAAGACTGTAAGGTTTATTAAAGACTATGCTTTAATGGAGTTGTCAATTGTAGATTCGCCAGCAAACGAACTATGTAACATATTGTCAATCTCTAAGATGAACGGTCAGCTAGTATTTAAAGGAATGGCAGCAGATATCGTAACAGAAAATATTTTTTATTGTAACGAATCTGATTCAGTATTCATTTCCACAGAGTCATCATATGATTCCCCAGTTACAGGTAAGCCTGCAACATTGATCGGATGGGTAGAATCAAACGATGTTAACAAAGCAAAAGAAATAGATAAGATTCTTGATTTACATAAAAAGTCAAGATTGTCGACGCCTGAAACACAAATTGCAAAACAGGCAGACATAGAAGGAGGTAAAGAAGTGTCAGATAACACAGAAAACGTAGTTGCAGAAGATGCAGTAGCACCAGAAGCAACCGTAGAAGACACAGCAGTAGTTGCTCCCGCAGAGGAAGCACCAGCTGTTGAAGAAGCTCCTGCAGATGCAGTAGTAGACGCTTCTGCCGAAACTCTAGAAAAAGCAGCCGACGTATCAGAAGTTATGGTTGATGAACCTGATTTTGCAAAGATGCTAGGCGATCTTAAAGGCTTTTTCTCAGAAACACTAAATAAGGCTTCAGAAGCAAATGCTGCTCAAGTTTCACTTATCAAAGATACAGTTGAAACATTCAGCAAGAGCGTTGATGGTCGTATTTCAGAATTGGCAGAACAACATACAGCACTTTCAAAGGCTGTAGAAGATATCAAGAACACGATTGATGGCGTAGAAAAGCGTGTCGATGCAGTAGAATCAGAGACTGCAATTAAGAAGTCCTCAGACCTTGGCGGGTCTCAGGAAGTAACAATCAAAAAATCAAAGTGGAACGGTTCTTTCCTCGGTTCCGTAACAGAATTAATTAAATAAGGTAGGTGAAATATAATATGAGTAATGAAACATTAGAAAAGGCAATCGCAGCAGGCACAACTGCTACAAGTACCTTCACTTCTTCTGGTAGCACTGTAACAGGTGTTCACGTAGGACAAGAATCAGGTAACGGTGGTCTTTTAAATGCAGAACAATCAGCCCGCTTTTTAGATTATATGTTCGACGCAACCGTAATTGGAAAAGTCGCACGTACAGTCAGAATGAGAAGCGATACAGCAGAGATTGATCGTATGTCCGTTGGTGAGAAGCTTATGACTCTCGCAACAGAAGGAGATACAACTGGCTCAAACGCAGCAGTTACTTTCTCAAAGATCTCTCTTTCAACAAAGAAACTTCGCTTGAACTGGGAGCTTTCAACTGAGTCTCTAGAAGACAATATTGAAGGTCCAGATCTAGAAGATCACATTGCCCGTTTGATGGCAACACAAGCAGGTAACGATATTGAAGACGTAATCCTTAACGGAAATACATCTTTGTCTAGCGATGACCTATACAAGTCATTTGATGGCGTTGTAAAGAAGGCCAAGGCTAGCGGACACGTTGTAGCTGGTGCAGGCGCAGGAGTATCTCGTGAGCTTTTCAACAAGGCTCTAAAGGCACTTCCACGTAAGTACAAGCAACGTCGTGGCGACCTTCGCTTCTTGGTAGGTTCAAACCTAATCCAAGATTTCCTATATGCTAACAGCATTGGAACAAACCAGACAATCCCACAAGATATCGCATCAAGCGTTATCCGTGGCGCAACTCCAGGACTTGGTGGTCCAGCAGGATATGTAGCACCATTCGCATTTGGTATTCCAATTGTTGAAGTTCCTATGCTAAAAGAAGCACAGGATGGTACATATTCAGGCGAGACTGGCGATCACGGAGATATCCACTTGACATTCCCAAATAACGTAGTTATTGGTATCAAGCGTGATGTAACCGTCTATCGTTTCTTCCAGCCACGTAAGGACTCTATCGAGTACACAATGTATACTCGTGTAGGCGTTCAAATCGAGCAGGCAGACGCATGGGTAGTTGTTAAAGACGTTAAGATTGCTTCCTAATTAATAGGATTTAGATCTGCTAAAAGCCCCCTGAATTAATTTTTGGGGGGCTTTTCATTTTAATTTAGTAATGCTATAATTGTTTAGAGTAGAAATAGGAGATATATATGTCATTTGAGACATTAAAAGTATCTGAGATAAAAAAGATTGCAGAAGATTTTGCAGTTGATACAGATGGTCTAAAGAGTAAGGCCGATATCATTGCCGCCCTCGCAGAAGAAGGCGTAACTTGGTCTGTATATAACAAGACCATGGATAATATGGAAGAAGAAGATATGACCGTAGAAATCTTGCCTAAGTTTGATCCAAAGGCGGAACAACCAGAAAACACAGTATTAGTAAGAATGACTAGAGATAACTTTAGATATGATATTATGGGATTTACGTTCACAAAAGAACACCCATTTATTGCAATGAGTAATGAAGCAGCGCAAGCAATTTTTGATAAGGAGGAGGGCTTTAGATTAGCAACTCCAAGGGAAGTCCAGGAGTACTAC